TCACCGTCTCCTCTAAGATCAGGGGTTCCTACCGCTTGACCTGTATTACTTCTTTTTTGAGTAATATCAAAATCACCAGAAAGAATGTCAGCTTGAATTGCTGTAATTGCTCCTCCTGCATTAACCTGGTTAGTCCCTATCTCATGTTCATAGTATATCGTACTTCCATCAGTATTGCCAGTAACATCGAATGAAGCATTATCACTAGCGTCAAAATAAGTAGCATGGGGTTTGTCATATACTGCTGAATCTTGCCAAGCAGTTCTATCAAGGCTACCCACAGTCCAAATAGGTCTTTCTCTAGATGAGTCCAGGTAATTATAGGTAACTACTCTATCGACTACAGCAGAACCAGCACTACAATAGAACCAATTTATTTCTCCAAATAGATTATTAACACCTGCATTAAATAGATCTCTTGGTATTGAGTTAAGGCCAAGACCAGGGTCTAATGAGTAAACAAAATCTTCTACCAAACAAGGCATAGATTTTAATTGACCATCGTAGTTAAAGAAACCATTCTCTGACATCCAATAAGCTGAGCCATCAACTTCAACAGCTGCATTTTTACCTATTAAACCACAGTTAGTCCCTGCTTGTTGAAATGCAAAAGTAAAAGGTTGTCCAACGAATTGCATTAAGAATAATGCAGTGTCGGTCCAAACATAAATAGCGTCTCTACCTTTAACAGCAGACATAATTTTAGATCCTGCAGCAAGTCTTTGAGACCCTGCAGTATTTTCAGCTCTTATAGTGTATTCATTAATATCTTCTTGATCCGAGAATCTTATAAACATGTCGTCTTGTGTAGTTTTATCACCAATAGTAGTTTCTGTTCCAAAAAAAACTAAATGTCTATCTGGTGTTGACACCAGTACGTGACGTGAAGCGGTTGGTGCATTTGCAATAATTGTTGCTCTATTATTAACAGCATTAGTTGCTGATGCGTCCCATTCAAAACATTCATTATTATAAATCAATGCTATTAGTTTTGTACCGTAGTTATCTAAAACCCATAAACCAGGGTTAAGTGAAAACTGTGAAGAAGAAGAAGCTTGTCCCCATCCATTAAAATTTGTGACATTAGTTATTGCTGCACCTGCACTATGAGTTGCAGCTGTACTACCATTAGCACCTCTTGCTCCACCAGTTAAGGTCCCTGTTCCCGTGTTATTAGCGGTGTAAGTAATAAATTCTGTTCCTATTTGTATTGTCCCTGAAGCAGGAAACGCAACAGAACTTGTTAGGACAACTGTAGTTCCTGTTGTATCTGTTAAAGCAGTTGCAAGAGTGGTTGTTGCAGCACCATTAATTACACCACCATATAGTCCTGTACCCCAACCAAAACTTCCTTGTTGTTGAGAAGGACCTACTGAGTAATAACACAAAACAGAAGCAGTGCCGGCATTGGTCATAGCCGTACCTGATTCATTAGAGGCCATAGTAAGTGTAAAAGTTTTGTCCGATGGCACGGAAGTTACCATAAACTTTTTATCTTCAAAGATACCGTTTGTAAAAGTAGATCCCGATAGTCCAGATACAGCATCAAACAATACTATGTCATCGTCTTTTAAACCATGAACAGAAGCAACCGTTACTGTAACTGTTGGTGACCCTGATGTACTTGTAAAATTAGCTCCAGTAATAGTAAGTCTAATTGGATGTATGTCGTAAAAAGCTCCTTCAGAAAAAACATATAAAATTCTGTTTGTCCCTACCGCTGAATATTTTTCGTTATTATTATTGTTCCAATTGTGGATAGCTCTTCCGGCACCGGTTAATTTATCGCCACCTAGTTGTGACCAACCACCAATTTTTTCAGGGCTGCCGTATCTAAAACGTACATTGTCACCATCAAACCATTGACCCTCGGCCCCGGTCTCTGTAACCTGTTTATTAAATCCTGGTGCAAAACCTAGTTTTTGTAGCATAAATTAATCCCTAGTTTAAAATATACTAGAATACTAGTTATATCAACATATCTTATAGGTAGAAAATTAAACTACGAAGCTGTGTGTGCTTTACCAGCAGAGATAGCAGAATTAACAGCAGTCATACTCTCATCAGTCCAGTAATCTTTAGCAACCATAAGCTCTAAATGTTCAACATTTCTGTCTACAGTTGACTGTCTTTCAACAGCTTCTTCGTCTGCCATTTTAGATCCATCAATAATGCCATTGATTAGTGTTACTGAATGACCCATAGCTGTGTAATCTTGTGCTATATCTTTTGCAGTTTTTACGTCTTCACTCATAATATTTTCTCCTTATTTTGTTGCGCATGCAACGGGTTTAGTTGTATCAAATTTTTTAAATTCATCAAGAATTATTTTTGGTTCTACCATATTATTTCTAGGGTCGCTATCATTATATCTAGCCTCATCCCAGTCATTTCCCATATGAAATTGTAGGTTTTTGTTATGTGAATAGCCAAATTGTGTCCAACGTGTACTGCCCCAAACGACTACACCTTGTTTATTTGCTGATGGTGAGAAGTGTTGTAAGCAACTATCAATAGCCACAAAGCCTTCCGCATCTTTTAACATTTCATGTAAGTGTGTCCAATGTAAATCACATCTAATTGTACCATTATAATGAGGTTCATTAGGTAGAACGCAGTTGATTATTGTTGTATCTTTATACTCTTCTCTCAACATATTAACAACTTGTTGAGCAAGATAAGGTTGATAGTTTCTATTTGGATTAATGTTTGTGTATTGATTATTGGCATTAAAACCAGCTTGAGCTTGTCCACCAGAGAATTGAATCATAATGTATTTACCAATTTCATTTTTAATCAGCCATTCTTTAACACTATCTTTATGATGTTCTGTATAAAGTTTAGGGATCATAGACGGTGTATATTCAACACCATGATGTTCACAGTAGCTTTCAATAATATGTTGTTTACCAAATTGAAAATTAGATTTGTAAGGCTCACAATAAAAGATATTGTTCGATGCCATAATTCTTGGATCTGTTAAATGTAGTGTTTGTTCTAAAACTAATTTAACATCTGGGTTACTTGCAAAGCAACCAATGTAAGGTGTGTATATTTGAACATCTCCTTTCTCTTTTAACTTTGGTATCAACGCACTAAACGTAGTACATTTACCAACGCCTCCTTCTACGACATAAGTATTCAACATTCTCTTCTCTCTTTCTTTATTTGTTTTTTAATAATTCTATTTCTGCTTTTAATTCTTTGATTGCATTAACTAATACTGGTACTAATGCTTCTCCATTATATTTTAATGCTTCTTCATTTTCATTATCAATAATAATTGGATTATCACCTTCAAGTGCTAAAATATCTTGTGCTTTAAATCCATATTTTGCATTACCATGTGGTGCTTCAACTTCTCTTGATTTTTTAAAATTAAATTTATATGGTTGTAGTTGATTAACAAAATCTAAACCATGAGGGACAGATTGAAAATTCATTTTATCTCTTGCATCTGAAGTTACTGTCCAAGCAACTTTTACATAAGCATTGCTAGTGCTATTATTACCAACAGCAAGTCTGTTACTTTGACCACCAGTAAAATTAACCATAGCATCTGCACCAGAAACTACTCCTATTGATACATTGTTATTTCCTGTAGTAAGATCAGACATAGCTTCATTACCAATTGCTACATTATTATCACCTGTTGTAACAGCTTTAGCTGCAAGTCTTCCAACTGCTGTGTTAGTATTACCTTCAGTATTAGCACATAAAGCAGCAGCACCAATTGCTGTGTTATTTGGACCTGTTGTATTAGCTCCAAGAGTATTTAAACCAATTGCTACAATACAAGAACCTGTTGTATTGGCATCTAAAGCTGTAGCACCCATTGCTGTATTACAACCACCTGTTGTATTAACCCCTAAAGTTCCTTGACCAATTGATGTATTATCTCCACCTGTTGTATTTGCTCCCATAGAACTTCTACCTACGGATACGTTATTTGTTCCTGTTGTATTGGCATCTAAAGAAGAATCTCCAACTGATACATTACTTGAGCCAGTAGTATTAGCTCTTAATGCATAACTTCCAACTGCTGTGTTAGTACTAGCTGTTGTACTATTTGTTAAGGCTTCATTACCAATGGCTACATTACAATCTCCTGTAGTGTTAGTTCTTAACGCATATGGCCCCATTGCTACGTTGTTAAAACCCTCTGTGTTAGAACATGAAGATTGATAACCGACAGCTGTATTTTGATATCCTGTAGTATTATCTTTTAATGAAAACACTCCTAAAGCTGTAAGCTGAGAACCTGTTGTGTTTTTGCATAAAGCACAAGCTCCAACTGCTGTATTGTCATGAGCTGTTGTGTTAAGTGTTAAAGCCTCTTTACCTATTGCTGTATTATCATCACCTGTTGTGTTAGCACCTCCAGCTGCATTACCCT